CGTAGCAATGTCGCGGCGACACCTTGGCAGCGGGCCATCAAGGCTGGACGGATCCGCGATCCAGCACAGGGCGGATATTCCGGCGGCGAACTCGAGGCGATCGGACTGCGCTTCGTCGAGGTCCGAGAACACTACCTCCGAGCCATCGGAGCACCACGCGGCTTCATCAGCCGAAACGGCAAAGGTTCGGACTTGCCGCCAAGCTTGCGAAGGAAATGGCTGCGGCAGTGGGACGAGGTGTGCGGTTGTCTCGGCAACGGGTTATTGCTGGCCATTCTAAGGGCCGTGGAGAGCCATCCGGAGGTCGAGGAGCGGGAATGGCCCACGGAATTCACAAACGCCGTCAGCGACGCTCTTAGGGCACTTTGCGGGCATTTCAGGATTTAGGAGGACAACGTGAAGTTCTCGGGCCCAGTGTGGAGCACGTTATATAGGCACTTCTTTCCCGAGCCCGATTGGTCGGTGTGCAGCGTTTTGGAGGCTTGGGAAAAAACCCGCAGCCAACGCAAACGAAACGGTTGGCTCCCAAACCCAGCCAGACTCGCCAAACTGGAATCACGCGATTTGCCAGGGTTAGGTAAAAAAGGAGAAAAGGAAATCAGGATCTATTTGGAACAACACGGACTAACCTTCCGAGAAGACCTCGACGCCCTCTCAAGAAAAGAGCAACACCTTATCAAGCTGATCGAAAACTGCAAAAAAGCTTTGGAGGAAACTCAGCAGCGAATCAGAAACTGCAAAGGAAATGACGGTGCATAACGAACAAAAATTTTAACTCAGGACTTGATTTTGAAACTCTCTTGCGCGAGTTGTCAGAACGGCAGTCTCGGAAAGTGGGTCAATGGCCGCGAGCAAGCCATTTCAAAAACTCGCCTTTCGCGAACGATCCCCTGATGAAAAACCCCTCGAAGGACGAAATCCGCGCAACGGCCGATTCTTATCGGGAAATAACGGAGGGCCTGGTCGAAAAGCGGGAACCCGACGCGATTTGGAGTTCGCGCTCGTCGACGCAGTCGTGCGCGACTTCGAAAAACATGGCGTGGCCGCGATCGAGCGCGTTCGTGAAGACGATCCTTCGACGTATCTGCGCATAGCCGCCGGTCTTCTGCCGAAGGAGCTACACGTTAACGTTGCGCATGACCTGTCTATCGAGAGCTTTGCCGAGCGGTTCAAGGATCTGATTGCCCGCGCGACTGGCAAGCCGCTGCCCTTGCTCGAGGCTGCACAAAGCCCAACGAACGATGGGGGTTGTGAGACGCTGGACTTGAAGCCTAATCCGGTTGAGGAGGACGACGAGCCAGCGCTATGATCGGGCCATGACGAAGCGCTGGACGCCGACGTGTGAATTGCGGGAGGTGCTCTGGCCAGCCTCGGCGGTTGAGGGCCGGCGGTGGGATGACCGGAAGAATGCGTGGGTCTCTGACACGGTTTACATCGAGAACCATGTGATCCAGCAGAAGTGGGTTCGGGGCAGCGAGGAGCAGTGGAGATCGCTGCCATCGGTGGGGGGTCTGGAGATGGAGCGCCAGGCGAAGGATAACTCCGAAATTGAACCGCTGGCTACTTATAGGCTACCTAGCTCCGCTAAGCCTTGAGCAAAAGGCTTATGCGAGAAGGGTTTGAGGGCATCAGACCCACTGACTGCCAAACAGGTGCACGCTACCTGAGACGCACACACACCTCCCACCCCTTGCCTCGATCGAAGACCCCCCCCCGGGTATGTCCCGCTGTGTACAGGAAAGGCGAAAGCCCTGGGTCCCATCCTCCACCCCTCGCGCATTTTCCCTGAAAAAATTTCAATTTTTGGTTTGGCATGTCGCAATCGCTGACGGATTTGATTCGGTTAGCATCGTCGGCTGGTCCTGAGACGTGGCGTCCTGAGCATCAGGCTGAGCTAAGAACCTTACTTCCTGATCTGCGTCGTCTTCTTGTCAGGGACAGTCTGACGGAGTGGGCGCTTTTGTGCGGGTTTAGTCCTGCGGCGCATCACAAGGTGATCATAGCGGCGCTTGAGGCGATTAGCGCGGGCAAGAACGACCGTCTGATTCTGACGCTACCTCCCGGCTCTGCGAAATCGACCTACGCGAGTGTTCTTTTCCCTGCGTGGTATCTGGCGAACCACCCCAAGAATCTGATCATAGCGGCGTCTCACACGGTTGAGTTGGCGGAGCGGTGGGGACGAAGGGTTCGGAACCTTGTTGAAGAGCATTCTGAGACGCTAGACTTTGGGATACGCACTGACAATGCTGCGGCGGGTCGTTGGGAGACGACGCAAGGGGGCGAATACTTTGCTGCGGGTGTCGGGGGGGCGCTTTCTGGTCGGCGCGCCGACGTTTTACTTTGCGACGATCCGATTCGTTCGGCTGAGGATGCGGACTCGAAGCTGATTCGGGACAAGCAGTGGGACTGGTGGAACTCGGATGTGATGCCTCGTCTGAAGCCGCATGCGGCGTGTGTCATTATCACGACGCGCTGGCATGAGGATTACCTTGTCGGGCGTCTGCTCGAGGAGGAGCCGGGTCGGTGGAAGGTGCTCAACATCCCCATGGAATCGGAGTCGCTCGACGATCCGCTCGGCCGCCCGCTCGGCGCGAGGCTGTGGCCGGAATGGTTCACGCAAGACATGGTCGAGGTAGCGAAGCGCAATGCGCGGATTTGGAGTGCGCTGTATCAGGGCCGTCCGGCGCCCGATGAGGGCTCTTATTTCAAGCGGGAGTGGCTGATTGATACGGACAGCCTTCCGGACCGGAGCACTCTTCGGGTTTATGGCGGCTCTGACTATGCGGTGACCTCTGACGGCGGGGACTTTACGGTTCACTGCGTGATCGGGGTTGACGAGAACCACGACCTTTATCTTCTGGACCTTTGGCGCAAGCAGGCCTCCTCAGACGAGTGGGTTGAGGCGTACTGCGACCTTGTCAAGAAGCACAAGCCGATGGGTTGGGCTGAGGAGAGTGGGCAGATCAAGTCGGGCGTAGGCCCATTTCTTCTCAAGCGCGCGCGGGAGCGGCAAGCGTACACGGTACGGGAGCAATTTCCGACGCGGCATGACAAGGCGGTGCGGGCTCAGAGCATCCGGGGCCGGATGGCGATGCAGGGGTTACGGATCCTGCGGCAAGCCTCCTACCGGAATGATCTGATTGACGAGCTCTTGAGGTTTCCGGTCGGCAGCCATGATGACGTCGTCGACAGCCTTGGGTTGTGCGGACAATTATTAGACAAGATGCTAGCTCCGGCCAAGGACAACGTGGTTCCGTTCCGCAAGCGTGATGCGTGGGACGACGATGGTCCGTCTGCGGTGAGTTGGAAGACGGTTTAGATGAGGACGTCTGGTCCGTACTTCATCATGTCATCGAATTCCCGGTCGGTTGGTTGGTTGTTGAAGACGAGTTCGACCCTGGCGCCGGCTAAGCTGACTTGGCGGTCGTGCTCTGCCTCGCTGGCGCGGCGATACTCTTCCTGGGCCATGCGCCTGGCCTCGAACTGTTGCAGGGTTCGGGGGCCGTATTTGCCGCTGTTCCAATAGCGGCGGAGGTCCTGGGCCTTGAACGCGACGGGATCGCCGCGCCATCTGGCGAGGTCCTGGACCACGAAGACGACGATCTGTCTGACCCGCGATTCTGAGAGATTGTACGCCTTGGCGATGTCCACATAGCGCATTCCGCCTGCGAAGGCGTGGGTCATTGCCACATCGCGATGATGATTCGGATCGTTGAAGCGGTCTCGCCAAGCTCTGACACCTTGCGGTGTGTTCAGACCCGCCTTTGGGCTCGGTTTGTTCATAGGCCGGCCTCCATAGAGTGAGAAACATGCCTTTATCGCTTGTCGTCGACAAGTCGCGCGAGAATTCTATTCGTGACGACGAGGACGATCCCTTCGGGCTGACCAGTCTTGTGCGCCGGTTCGAGGAGAGCGAGGAGGCGAGCTACGAGGCGCGGGAGCTTGCGGAGCGCGATCGCCGCTACGTTGATTCAGACCAGCTTGACGAGAAGGAACTGAAGGAGCTCGAGAAGCGCGGCCAGCCTGCGGTGATCATTAATAGGATCAAGCGGAAGATTGACTTTCTGGTCGGGCTCGAGAAGCAGCAGCGGACCCGCCCGCGGGCATTGCCCAGAACGCCGCAGCATGAGCAGGACGCGGAGGCGTGCACGGATGCGCTGACTTATGTCATCGACGACACCGACTTCAAGATGACGCGCAGTGCGGTCTGGCGGAACATGCTGATTGAGGGGACGGGCGCGGTCGAGGTCTGCGTCAGGGGCTATGACGACAGTTATGCCGGGGACGCGAACGAGATCTGCATCGAGATCAAGCGCTTCCGGTGGGACCGGTTTTTCGCCGATCCGCACAGCCTCGAATTAGATTTCTCGGATGCGACTTACTTCGGCGGCGTCTGGTGGATGGACTATGAGGACGCGCTGAACCGCTGGCCCGACAGGGCGGATGAACTGGAGCAGACGTTGGCGGGGGCCACGTACAGCGACACCTACGACGACAAGCCGTCTTATCAGGTGTGGGCGGACCGCAAGCGCAAGCGGGTTCGCATTGTGCAGATGTGGATCAAGCGGACGGGCGGAAAGAAGGCGGACGCTTGGTATTTTGCGGAGTTCACGAAGGAGGGGATCCTTCTCGACGGGAAGTCTCCGTATGTGACGGACGACGGCGACAGTGAGCCCGGGATGGTGGCACAGTCGGCGTATGTTGATCAGGAGGGCGCGCGCTACGGCGCGGTGCGCGAGATGATCAGCCCGCAGGACGAGATCAACAAGCGATGATGGGCGAGCAGGGCGACAGCGCCAGCGGGCGGGCCATCATGGCGAGCCAGCAAGGCGGCATGATCGAGATGGGCGATCTGCTCGACAACCTGCGCTTTTTCGACAAGCGGGTGTACCGGATGGTCTGGAACCGCATCCGGCAGTACTGGACGGGCCAGAAGTGGGTGCGGATTACCGACGACGAGCGCAACGTGCGCTTTGCGGCGCTCAACAAGCCGGCCATGGTGCAACTGCCGCTTCCGACCGGCGAAACCGTTGAACTGCCCGACATCGACCCGATGACCGGGCAGCAGCGCATCGAGAACAACGTCGCGCAGGCTCAGGTCGACATCTACATCGACGACGTCTCAGATGTTGTGGCGCCGCAGATCGAGCAGTGGCAGGCGCTGGTCGAGCTCAAGAAGGTCGACGTCGCC